GATTTCTGCGGAAGTGGAATAATTCTTCAAGCGGTTGTCAGTGTATGCAACCGCTTCTTCTTTTGCGGTAATCAAGACAGAATCAGCACTGTTTTGAATTGCAGTGGTGACCTGTGTTTTGGTGTAGTAGGATTTCAGTTTGTTATCCGTTGCACTGTTTGCATTGGATTCAGCATCTTCAATTGCCTTTTCCACCGTTGTCTTGTATTCCACAGAAAGTTTTTCTGCACTGACTGAACCACCAACCAACCTGTCACCAACAATCTGACCATCCATTGTGATTGCTGCGGTGTATGTGCCATTGTAACCGGTCTTTGAATAACCAAGTCCATTCAGATTCCACCGCCACACCTTTTGTGCGGTTTCAATGTCATCCGTGTCCATGATAAGTTGTTCATTTGCGGTTGTAACAACATGACCATGTGTTGCAGAAGTAATCAGTGCGGATGCATTATCCTGTGCCTGTTTCAAAATACTGCTTTCAGAAGGGATGTTTTCAATCCTATCCATCACAGAAGAATTGTTGGATGCACTTGCACCGGTCAAAGAAGTCTTGGTTGAATTTTCACTTCCCAGTGTGATTTGGTCTTTTTCCGGGTTATCCAAGGAAAGTTTCAACTTGGTGACAGGGAAAAGGCGGTTCAGACCATGCGGTTCTGAAACAACCCTGACCATATCAAGAATGTTGATTCTTTGGATGTCCACATCAAGATTGTTCAAATCGACTGCGGTGCATTCCAAGACAAGACTTTCAAACTGAACATCAGAAAGGTATTCTTCACCCTTCCTTTTCAGATTGGAAGGAACATTGACATCATCAAATGTCACTGTCCTGTAAATCCAACCATAGTTGCTGACTGCACTTGGACTGAAAACAAAATCACACCCATTGTTCACAGATGCAATGGTCAGTCTTTCTTCCAGTGCTTCAATTGTACTTTCTTCCAGTTTGCCACCCAAGGGGATGACTGCGGTTGCAATGTCTGATGCATCAATGGTCTGACTAAAATCAAGAAGGTTTTTACCAAATTCAATGGTTTGGTCACTCTGACCTTCATAATCAGCCAAATAATCAATGTACTTGACACCATTCACTTTTCTGACACGAATGTGACCACCCAAATTTTTCAACAACTTGTCACTGATACAGGTCAATGTTGTTTCATAGTTGGTGTATCTGTAAAGTGAATCATTGGTGTCAACCACAGTGACTGCACCAACCTTGAAGGACTTCTGACTGATATAATCATCAGGAAGTTCCTTTGTATAATGCCAAAACAGATTGACATTGTTCTGATAGGGGTTGTGTGCGGTCTGAACATCAGTGATGTCAGAAGTTTCAATCACCGCATAGGAAGGAAGTGTTGAAATTTCAACCGCATTGGAAATTGGTTCATCTGTAATTTCAACAGAATCAATGCTAAAACCATAAAAGTTGTTGACACTTGAATCTGTATGCCACCACAAATAAAAATCCAATGTGGGCAAAATAAAGGTCTTTCCGGCAACACTGTTTGCCTTGACTTTATCAAGTACCTTGTAAACCTTGTTATTCTGCACATAGTACAAATACAAGTAATCCCATGAATTTGATTCACCGGCACACTGGGAATTGAAGGTGATTGCAATATTGCTTTCAAAGACCTGTGCATTGTGAATGGAAACCAACCTTTCAAGGAATCCCCTGACAGTGATGTTGTGATATTCAGCAGGTCTTTGAATAGAATCTGCAAAATAATTCAGTTCACCTTCACAATGAAAATTCTTGTTATTATAAAAATCTTTGGATTCTTCTGTTGGTCTGCCACAGAAGATTTCCACACCGTTATGAAGAACTTTAATTTCAGACTTCAACTTTCTGATGTTCTCATATTCAGGATGAAGGGGTGAAATGCTAAATTCAAAAGAACCTGCACTGTTATCTTCTAACTGAACGGAAGCACCGGTCAAAATCAGTTCTTCACTTCTCAAATCGTGAAGGGGGTGTCCATCACAATATACCTGATACATTACAATGAACCCCCCTTGTAATCAATTTGAACAGTTCCATTCCCCTTGAAGGTGATAATGTTTTCACCTTCTTGAAGTCTGATGTCAAGGATTGTGGTTGTTCCAACAGGCAGGTTGTAGGTCACACCTTCAAATGTTGCAGTCATAGCAGCAGAGCAGGTGAAAGTTGGTGACACAACCTTTCTTCTGTTGATAAGGGTTGCAGATGCAGTTCCTGACACTGTAACCCTGTTGACATAGATGATGCCATCCACAAAACTGAAAGTGTCCCAAACCCAAGGGTCAGAAGAAGAATTCTTTTCAATCTTGTATGGGTCACAATCACAATCAATGACAATAGTTGCAGTGCGTTTGTCAGATTTGAACTGATTCACACTGCATCTTCCTTCATAGTAATAGTTTCTGTCCCAATCCATATAGATTCTTAACTTTCTACCATGAAGGAAGTTTGTGACTTCTGAAAGAACTGCTGCCCAAGATGCCAATGGGTCAATGACTGTGAATGTGAATTGCAGTGACCTGTTCTGATATTTAATATCATCAGTCAAGCATTCAGTCAGGTCAAGGACACCATCAGCACCGGGGACTTCAACAGTTTTTGTTTTCGGTTTGGGAAGGGAAATATTCTTGCTTGATAGAATCAAGCCAAAATCATTATAGGAATGTTTTGTTCCAAAGGTAACACCATTCATGATTTACAATCCCCTTTCCTTGCGTTTATAAATAAGACCAAGTTGTCTGTCCATCTTCGGTGCAAGTTTTGCAACCAAAGTTCCATCATCAAGGACAATTTCAACATCAAATGCATCCAAAAGCTGCGGAAACATTTCTTTCAGCATTTCAATCAATTCAACAACAAGCATTTCAAGGTTGTTAATTCTCTGACCAATTTCAAGCTTCATTGCGTTGACAAAGCGGTCAACAGGGATAACACCTTCAATGTTGTTCTTGGTTTCAAGGGTGAATGCGTGAATCTTTGTTGCAACTTCTTGAATCCATCCAGTGTTCTTTTCAAGCGGAACAACCGCTTCATCACCGTCACCTTCAAGGAAACCGGTCTGACCTTTTTTCAGTACACCACCAGTTGCAAGTGTTGGAATCTGCGGAACACTAAATGTTGAAATCCAACCAAAAGGTGATACACCAAGAATGCTGATGTCACGAATCTTGCCCAAAACCTTATTGATTGCATTGAACGGAACTGCAATGACTTTGTTAATGCCTTTAATAATTCCGTTGACAACTGTCTTGAACACATTTGCAATTCCATCTTTGATGCCATCAAAGATTTTGCCACCTGTACTGAATACATTCTTGACACCTTCCCATGCCTTTTTGAATATATCCTTGAACCAAGTTGCAACAGACCCAAATGCGTTCTTTATGCCTGACCAAATGTTTTTGAAGAAATCTGCAACACCTGACCATGCGTTCTTTATACCTTCCCAAGCATTTTTGAATGCATCCCTAACACTTGTAATCATGTTCTTTATGCCTTCCATAGCACCTGACAAAGCACCTGCAAGGAAGGATGCAACCCATTCAATGATTGGTCTGACAACCGTATCAATTACGGCTGCAACACCTTGAAGAAGGGTTGTGAGAATAGGAAGGACAAATTCAAGCAATTGAAACAGTGGTTCAAGTAATACCATCAGCAATTCCAAAAGCGGTTGCAGAATCGGCAACAGTGCTTCAAGAATCGGTGTAATGATATTCAGCAAACTGATGATGACCGGAAGAACCGCTTCAATTATCTGCATGACAATTGGCAGTAATCGGTTTATCAGTTCAATGATAATTGGAAGAACTGTTTCAATGATTTCCATGATGATTGGTAACAGTGCATTGATTAGTTCAATTACAACAGGAAGAACCGCTTCAATGATTTGTGTGATAATCGGTAAAATCTGTTGAATCAATTCCATCAAAGGCGGTAAAATTGCATCAATTATCTGTACTAAAATAGGGATAATTGCTTGAATCAATTGAACCAAAGGGGGAAGGATGGTTTCAATTACCTGCACCAATATTGGAAGTATAGCGGTTATCAGATTAGTGATGACCGGTAAAATAGCCGTGACAATTTCTGTGATTGGTGGAAGCAGTGTTTCAATTAAACTGATTAGAACCGGAAAGATTTGTTCAATCATATCCATCAGCGGTGGAAGTAACGAATCCAACAGACCGGTCAACACAGGTGCAATCTTTTCAATTAGACCTTGAATTGTCGGCATCATTGTCTGAATGTAATCAGACACCTTGGTCACAATCGGCATCAATGCACCACCAAGTTGTGTGATGATGGAAGAAAATGCCCTTTTGGTTTGGTCAAGTGAATCAGTCAATTCAACACCATTGTCAACCAATTCATCAGACAAAACAAGACCAAGGTCATGTGCCTGTTGTTTCATTTCTTCTATGGAACCGGATGCACCATTCAACAAAGGCATCAGTTCAGTTCCTGACCTACCAAACAGTTCAGTTGCAAGTCTTGCTTTTTCTGTTTGGTTGTCCATTGCTTGAAGTGCTGACATGGTTTCCCACATCACTTCTTCTGAACTTCTCAAACTGCCATCTGCATTGGTTACAGACACACCCAGTTTTTCAAACTGTTCCACATTTGATGCAGTTCCGGATGCTGCACCATCCATTGCAGAAACAAGGGATTTCATACCTGCCTGTAAATTATCAACAGATGTTCCGGACTGCGAACAGATGAAGTCAAGTTCTTGGTATGCCTGTCTTGAAATACCAATCTTCTGTGACATCTTGTCTATGTTGTCAGCGGTTGATGCAGACTTGGATGCAAATGCAACTAATGCTGACCCGGCAGCCGTTGCACCACCAACAATTGCAGTTCCCCATTTGGCAGCTTTACCAATACCATTTGACAATTTACTGCTGAATGATTCCGCTTTGTCACTTGTGTCATCAATCGCACTGTTGGCATCTGCGTTGTTCACTGCAATAGTACCAAACAGTTTGAATAATTCCATGCTATGAAACCCCCTTTCTTAATTTTCGTTAGGATTAAAGTTCTGTAAAATCTCAAAGGAATTTACAACAGTTGTTTCAATATCGGACTTTGTCATCTCAAAAGTCTTTGACTGCTGACCACCCAAAGAACCTTTGAATTCTTCAAATGATTGACCTTCGACTTTGTGAAGGAAGAATTGCCATGTCCTATCTTCTTGTTCAAAATCTTCTAAACTGCCCACAAAGTCACTGAATCTTGCAGCCAAAATCATTTCATCAACAAGTAAATATGGACTTGCATATCTTTTGAATAGCAAGTCCATATACCTGATGAATGTTAATTGAACAATTTTGAAACAACCTTCAAAAAATCCTTGAATTCTTCTTTCTTCACAAAGTCAATGACCATTTCTGCAAAAGTTGCAAGGTCAAAAGACTTGATTTCTTTGACAGTTAAACCACTGACATTAGAAAGAAGAATGAACAAGTCCTTTTCACAATCAGGGATGTGGGAAATGATGACATTTGCAATTTCCAAAATCACTTGGAAACCGGCAATGTCAGTCATGTTCACATCACCCTTATTCTTCATCTTCTCAATCAGATTCATAACAGAATCAGATTCAAAGCACTTGGTGAATTCATTCAGTCCAATTTTGCCAATTACCTTGCACATAGGGGACACATCTTCTGCCCCAAGTCTGCGAAAGGTATAGGGTTTTGTTTCGGTTGCGGTTTCAACCACATCATTCTGAATAGCAGTGTTGTTTTCAATCATTGTTCAATCATCCTTTCTTTTAACCCTGTGCTTCGGTGTCATCACCGTCATCACCGTCATCCACATTTGCCTGTGCAGCAGGTGCAGATGCAGAAGGGTAATAAATGTGATAAGGTAACTTTGTAAGGTCACCATCAGTGTCCTGATAGCATTCAAAAGTGCATTTCACAACAGTGTTTTCCTTGTTCTTTGCTTCACCTTCAAAACCGGATGTGCAAAGGGCATTGTCAAGAATAATGATGATAGGTGTGCCATCAGTTTTCTTGCCGACAAAGGCAAGGTTTTCAAAATAGTCACCTTCTTCAATATCAGACTTGGATTCAATAAGGTCATAACCTTCAATGTCAGAATCCACCAACTGACCAATGACAGTGGTTTTCAGAAGTTCAGGGGTGATTTCAACAAGGTTAGTTTCAAGTTTTGCAACTTCACCAGTCTTGAAGTCAAGACCCTTGACCTTAACCAATGCACCATCCACTTCAACCGTCTTGATTTCAGGTACAATGGAAAGTTTATTGCCACCGGAAGTTGCACCAACAAGGGATTCAGCAAAGTTCCACTTCTTGGTTGCAGTATCGAACTTGAAACCTTTGTGAAGTGTACCTGCACCAAGCAAAATGTTTTTGGGTGTGTCTTTGGTTACACCATGATTTTTGAGTTCTTCATACATAGTTCATCAGTTTCCTTTCCAAATTTTTATTGATAAATTGACTTGAATCTTTTTCAAATCGTCATCTTCAAGGGGAATTGGAATACAACCGGCATAATAAATGACCACAGCATCACCGGATTCTGTAATCACAGAAACCCCATGTTTGAAGTGGTCTTTGATTTTGTTTTTGTCATTTTCCAGTTGTTCAAATGTTCCCCTTGCAAAACCGGTCAACAGAAATGTGGGTGTTTCCAAACCATCTTCTGTTAGTCCTTCCGGCTCTGTATAGTCACCGACCCAATAAGGATAGGTGACAGGGTTCTTGGTCATCCTTTGAAATTCATAATTCAGACCAAGACCTTCAAGTTGTGTGTTAATTGTTTTTAGCATTTTAACCCATCCCTTTCAGTTTTGATTCCATAACAGTCTGAATCTTTGATTCCAAAGACTGATATGCATTCCACAATGCCCGGTTTGGTTTTTTACCATGTGTGAAATATCCATCACCTTTTGCATCAACATAAAACCAACCGCCTTTGCGACCGTCATTATTTAACGCATATTCACCAGTTCCAAATTCTTCCCAAATGGCATTTTCAAGGGGTGAACCAATACTGACTTGCAGATTCCCTTCATCAACTCTGTAATCCCAAGAACCTTTTGTCTGACCTGTGTCAACCCTTGAATTTCGTGCCGTTTGTGATACAAATTCACCACCGATTTCATGCAAGAAACCAATCCCGGCATCCGTCAATGCTTCCTTTACTGTGACCCTGTTATCTTCAAATTTGATGTCAGCCATTTTGACCGCCCACAAATTTCAGATAAATTTCCAAGTGCTGATGCAAGTTCATTGGGTCATCAATGAATTGAAGGTTGTAAATCTGACCTTCAATGATGATTCTTGCATTCTCTGATGTCACATCAACCTTTTCATCCAGTGTTGCGGTTGAAATAACACCATTGACAAAAGAAAACGGATTCCAAACCCACTTTCCTGACAGTCCCTTGAAGGACTGAAAATCACAAAGGAAAATGTGTGTGGATTCCTGAATCTTTGCATTGAATGTGGTGTTTTTGGTGTCACCTGCGGATAAATCAAGGAATCCTTTTGTGGATGCCACATCAACCCACTGATGAACCCTTTCACCAATTGCATTCTTCTTTCCTTCATCTTTGACTTGGATTAGTGCGGTAATGTTTCCACCTATCATGTCAGAACCTTGCTTTAATGTAAGGTTTCAGGAAACCAAGAAGGGTCACTGGATAACCCATCAACTGGTTGTTTGCATCCTGTGCAAAATAGGTGACTGAATGTCTTGACAAGGTTTCAGATTGAATTCCAACTTTTGAACGGTTTTGAACTTCCCAAATCATCATGTTGATGACCCCTTCAACAATTGCATCCGGGTATTCAACTTTTGTGATAAGGTTGTAACCAGTATCAGCAAGTTCAGAATCAAGGGTCACTGTTCTGTTCACCCTGTCAATTTTGGTGATGACATACAGACCTTCATTGTCTGACTGCGTAATCTGTACGGTGTCACCGACCTTCAACAGTTTGTTCCAACCTTGCAAAATAGAATTTGAAGGTGCTTCAAACCTAATTCTGCGGTTCTGAAAATTGTTGTTGGTGTATGCCCTGACCAAATCTTCAATTGCGTTCAGCTTCCTTTGAAGGGTCTTTTCTGATTGACCATTGAATTCAGGCATTTCCATCAGTTCTTTGACACTGATAATCATTTTCAAGCACCCCTTTCTATAAAATAAGACCCACCACCATCAGCGGTGATGGGTCTTGATTTCGTGTTGTTTAACCCTGTGCTTCTGCGAACTGGGCAATTACAACCTTTGCAGCATTGGTGAGTGCAACACCATAATACTTTGCAGCGGTAACATCATGACGCTGCTTTTTGGGGAACCACTCATGGTCAACCTGCGTGTCCTTCTTCAAGAAGATAGTGAGTGCAGGAAGTTCATCTTCGGTGTATTCAGTTTCAGGGGAATCCGGTTCCATCTTGATGATAGGACACTGATACACACCTTCAACCAACTTGACCTTCTTGGACTTCTTAACCCAACAACCGGCAATCTTGCCGATAGAACCACGAACTGCCACACCGCCTTCAAACTTGTCAGCGGAACGGAAGTCATCATCTTTGAGAAGGGTTGCTTCCTGCTTGGGATGAATGAACATGACCTTCTCAATGCCATCTTCTTCATCTTCAAACTTGGTTACTGCATCAACGATTCCTGCATAACCAATCACACCCTTTGCATCATGGGTGTTTGCAGCGGTGTATGCAGCATCAATGACATCATTGTCAACCTTGCCCACAATGGACTTTGCAAGCTGCATTTCAGCCTGACCAACAGGGTTGCCAAGACCGGAATTGATTGCAGTCTGCAAGATGCCAACGGACTTGGCTGCACACTTGATGGTGAAGGTTGCCTTGCCACAGGTAAGTTTTGCGGTTTCAATCTCTTTGCCTTCGGCATTCTCCGGGTCAAAATCTTCCGCATCACCAATGTAGTTCCAAGAAGGAACAGTCTTGGTGTCACCGGGTACACCAACAAGGGATGTGTCAACCTTTGCATAAGGGGTGAGTTTGCAGAGTGCATCAATCTTTGCATCAATCATTGCACCCATGACTTCGGGGATAATTACATTAGACTTTTTGGTTACTTCTGCCATAATAAATCACTTTTCCTTTCGTTTTTGAATTTTAGTTTTCAGAATTCATAATTTCATTGAATAAATCAGGGTTTTCCTGATAGATTCTTTGTCTTTCGGCATAAGGTTTGGAAAGAAGTTCTTTCTTGGTCATGCCGTCACCAGTTCCATCATCAGAACCCGGAAGTTTCTTTTCATCAATCTTCTTTTTGGATTCAGATGCAAAATGTTGTGGGTACTGTGTTTTCAGTGCTGCAATGGTGTCATCAATTCCCTTGATTTTACCATCATCACCAAGTTTCACTTCACCCTTTTCCTTAATCTTGAAAGTAAGGTAATCAACATCAGTGACCTTTGCTTCAAGAAGGGCAATTTTTAGTGCAGAATCAATCTTCAACTGCTCATTCTCTTTGGTAAGGTCAGCCACTGTCTTTTCATAATCGGTGACCTTCTGTTGAAGTGCGGTATTGCCGGCATTGTCCTTCTTCAACTGCTCAATCAAAGTTGTGGATTCCCCATGCTGCTTTGTGAGTGTATCAAAATCACCTTTCAGTTTGCCATATCTGATGTCAAGGTTTTCTTCACTTGCGGTGAAAATCTTGTTCTGTTTCATTTCACCAATGGTTTCTTCAATTGCCTTGTCATCAAGACCCTTTGCTTTCAAAATTTCCTGTAATGTCATGGTTTTGTACCATCCTTTCAAATATGATTTTTACAAGTTACATCTTGCTTTGAAATGCTCTGTTTTACTTCTGACTTTTGAAGAAGGATATGAAAAAAGCACCCACAAAGGATGCTTGAATCATTTGGTTGTTGCCTTCAAATATTTTTCTTTGAAGTCATCAAATCCAGTGCATTCAATAATACCACCATCTTGATTGTTCCATTTAGGATAGGAACTTTCATCTTGGACTGCCCATCTTGCCCTTTGTAGCATACAACACCGACAATTGCAATCCATGTATGGGTCACCAAATGCACCGGGGTATGGTGCAGAATAACCGCCAACTGTGAAATCTTCATCTATTTCAACAATTTGACCATCTAATTCTGCGTGTTCCGGTCTTGTTGCACCGTCAAGGGTTGAATCCCACTGTTTGACAATGTCAGCACCTTTTTCCTTTGCGGTGTGTAAACTGTCAAATTTTGCTTCATTCTGAACCCTGTGACCTTCGGTTCTTGCAATGTTCATTGCCCTGTGCATATTTGATTGACCGTAATCTGATATGTTCCGGGCAATCTGTGCATAGGTCAGTTCCGTTGCAAAACCCCTTTGAAGTTCAGACAAGACCTGTTTTTTCAGTTCCTTGGTTGACACACCAAGTTTGTTGACAAGTTTAATGTCATCACCAGTCTTTTCAATTGCCTTCAACAACTGCTTCTGATTGATAGGGAATGTCAGTGGTACACCTTGACCTTGTAAATCATACAAAGTGCCAATGAACCCCTGTTCATAACATATCCGCAAATAATCAGTGACAGATGCAAAGTTGTTTCCTTGCAACACATCAAGGATTCCTGAAATTTGTGCTTCCAACTGCTTTTGAAATTTCAATTGGTATGCTTTTGACTGGGTCAAAGGATTTGATTGAAGCTGACGAATATTCCGCTTGATGTCTGCAAGTGCTTCTGTGTAATTGCGTTCAAGGGATTTGAAGATTGCTTCTTCATCCTTCAATGCTGACTGCAATACTTCTTTTTGCCTTTTATTCATTTACACCACCGCCTGAATCATCAATTGGAACATCCACCAATGCTTCTGATGCACTGTTTAGGTCAACAACAGGGTTCTGTTCCACAGTTGCTTTGACTTCTTCAAAATCAAATTCAAACAATTCACAAATTGCTTGAAGAACAGTGTCATTGTCCAGTCTTGCAGCAGCATTCAGGATTGATGTCAACCTAATCTGTTGTGTTTCAGCTTCGGTCTTTTCAATCAGTGCATTGTCAGATGCGTTGGTCATAACTTCCCGGTCAAAATCAAAATAAACATCTGACAACTGATAATCAGTATCATTGATGTCATTGATTTCTTGCAGTGCAATTTTGACCAATTTCTTCAAGAAGGATTTGACCTTGGTTTCAAGTTTATTACACTTCAAGTCAAGAAGTGCATACCTTGATTTGATGACCACATTTGTGATGTTGCCATCACCCAGTTGTGCAGAATTGAATCCCATACCGAACCGGTAAATGTTCTTTTCATCAACTTCAAGTTTGTTCATTCTTGCCTGATAGGGCAAATCAATTGTTTTGATGTCCACATCACCATCAGGTTCAACACCAATATGTTTCTTGGTCTTGGTATTCTGAATCATTTCTTCAAGGTTGTCACCTTGGAAACCCTTGACCACATACAGTGCTTCACTGACATCTTGCAGATTGTTTGACAGTCCACAAGCCATCAAGTCATAATCATCAATCAATGCTTTGATAGGATTCAGATGACTTGTCTGTTTTCGGTTTGCATCCATACGGAAGAAGGGAATGAACCCAAGGGAATCACCAAACTGACCTTCTTCATTGTCCTGTGTATAGACAATGTGTGGTCTTGGGTTCAATGGTTCAGAATCATCCTTCTTGACTTTTTCGGAACCAACCTGAACAAAGTATGTGACTTGTTTGTTGTCCCACACTTGAATTCTTCTGACCTTATTGGTGTTTTTGTCAATACGGTCTATATACCAATAGATGACATATTCTGTATGGTCATCAGTGTCTTTTGCTCTGACTTCCACAACACCCATTGCATCAGCATATTGGAAAGATGTTCTGTCCGTTATGCTTTTGTATGCGTACATATTACCAAAACCACCAACACAAACATCAGTTAATGTGTCAGCAAATTCAGATTTGAAATCTTCACCAAAGTAAAGGTCAAGTTCATCTTGCAGTTCAGGAATATCAGACTTGACAAAATTGTCCTTGCCTGACAACATATATTGAACACACTGGTCAACAAGTTCAGTGAAAAAGGGATGACAAATCTTGATATTACTTCTTGTAGTATCTTCAACCAATTCACCATCAGCATTGTAATAATACAACTTGTAATTCAGAATGTCATGTTGTCCTTCATAATACCTATGACCGATAGATGCCAACCTCTTTCTTTGACTGGTCAAATCTTCTTGAATCAATCTGTAAATTTCACTTTCTTTCAGCATTCTTTTTCACCGCCCTTTCTGTTTCAATTTATTGTGTAATAAAATCAGAATGTGCAGAAACCAAAGGAATCCACACATTCTGTTACTACCTTGTTACTAATACAACCAACCATTCTTCTTGATGTACTGTTCAAAACCATATCGCATGGCATCCATCAAGTGGTTGAAGTCATCAATAGGAACATTCAATTTGTTTCCAAACTTGTCTGTGTCCCATGTGTAATTTGATATTTCGGTCAAGAAGTTCACACATCTTGGATGAATGATGATTTCAAAGTCCTGAATCCATTGGATTCCATTGTTGACACTGTCCTTTCCTTTGGATGCCCCGGTGATGCGTAATCCGTAACCCTTCAATTCATCAATACTTTTTGGTTCTGACGAATCACCAGTGAAGCGGTCTTTGGAATAACCCATTGAATTCAGGACTTCATGAATCCTTTTATTGGACAAACCTTTTTGATACATTTCATCCCATACATAGATTTTTTTATTATCAAGGTCAACAAACCCAATAAAAGCTGCGGAAGGGTCATTGGTATAACCAAAGTCAAGACCAAAACCATTCTTCAATTTGTCACTGAACACAACATCATCCGGTTTTTCTTCCAGTTTGTCATATTCAGACTTTGTCATCAGCACAAAATTCTGTTCTTTCCAATTCTCATAAACAAGACCATCAACAATGCCCCAGTTCCCAAGACCTGCCACCGCATATCTTCTTGGGTTGTTCTTTTTCATTGTTTCAAACAGTTTTTTGTCTGATGCATCCAACCATTCATTGCATAGATAGTTGGTTGTCAATGCAAGGATGTCAGGGTCAGGTTCACAATCAAAGAACCTTTTCTTCATCCAGTGATGTTCATTCCAAGGGTTGAAGGTCAGTGTGATTTGTTTGAATAGTCCATCAGGCACTTCACCACGAATGGATTCATCTATTGTGTCAAAGTCAGCTTCTGACATAATTTCATACGCTTCTTCAATCCACAACCAACAAAGGACACCAACATCAACTGTGATGGATGTTACTTTCAAAGGGTCATCAAGACCCCGGAAATATATCTTTTGACCTGTTTCAACATTTACAATTTCAAGGGGTGATTCTTTTGCAATCCAAGTGTTTTGAAGTCCAAGTCTGTTGATTGCCCATTTCAATTCAGTGAAACAGGAATCTTTCAGTGTTCTGAATGTCTTTCTGATGACAAGAAGGTTTGCTGCTCTGTATTTCTCTTTTGATAGGTTACTGATGAACCATAGTGCAGTGGTCTTTGATTTCTTGGATGCTCTTGAACCTTTACAAACCCGGTATCTTCCTTTGAACTTCCAAAAATCATTGTAACCACCACCAACAAAATCTGACATTTTGAAAACTGCATCATTTGTCTTGGTCATCATCCACCAACTTTCTGAACCTTGGACAATCCCTTTCAATGCATCTGTGGGTGTCCATCAGTCCCTGTGTAAGAAAAGCACCGTACCGGGAACATTCACCCACAGGATAATGTGAGAAGTTCCCATCAATCAGTTCAAATGGTTCATTCTGCCTTGGGGGAATGTTCTTCCATCTGTCCTTTCTTCTTTTGCGTTGTGCTTTTCGGTCACCTTTGCCACTATGCTTCAAGGTCATCAACAATCACAACCTTTGCACTGCCTTCAACATTGACCTTGTCTGTAAATAGACCGTATCTTTTACCAAGCAGTTCAGCAGCTTTGTTGACATCAGAAATCTTGGTGTCTATTTCAACACACACCGGAACTTCTGTTTCATTCACACATTTTCTGCCTTCTTCATCATAGTAAGACCGTCTGACCTTTTCACTTGCAACAATGACTTCCTTCTTCTGCCTTCGCATTATTGCGGTCAAGGTTTGAAGAACTTCATCCTGTGTTGCAATCAGTTCAGAATCCTTTTCTGACATCCTTTTTTGGATATATTCTTGAATGCAACTATTTGCAACTAATTTGTGTGCATTACCCCTTGCATACTTTTCTGAATACCCGGCACGAATTGCAGCCTGTTCAGCATTCATGTCAATCAAATATTCATCTGCAAATCTCTGTTGCCTTGCAGTCATCTGCAACACCTGCCTTTCTGACATAATAAAAGAACAGACAGATTTGCACCTGCCTGTTCCTTGACCCTTTGGGTCATTATAATTGTATCATAGAAACATAGTGTCATACAAGGTCAAAACAGTGTCACTTTGTTTCCGTAAACGGAAGTTTCACATTCTTCAATGCTTCATTGTGAATTCTGTGAACCTGTTTCAGTGACAAGTCCATTTCAGCAGCAACAGATTCCCATTTTAGAAATTGTATGTACCTTAATTTCAAAACAAGTTTCTGACTATTGTCCGGAACCTGATTGATGACAATTCTGATTTCTTTTTTCAAATCAACAAAACGGTCAATTTCTGCATTTATGACTTTTTCAAGGTCATAGATTTTTTCTATTGCTCTGACAAAGGCAGGTTCTGTGTTTCTTGAACCGCCTGATGGCATACCTGACAAATTAGGGGAAGAAACACTTGTTGCTAAAACCCTTAATTGTTCAAGTTCTGCAAGGTCACTGTTTATCAGTTCATTCAACCTGTATGCCTGTTGCAAATATTGCTTTGCGGTCATTTCAACCTTCCTTTCTTGGGGTAACAGGTAACAGGTAACAGTAACATTTCTATATTCTTTTATTTTTAGTGAACAATCAAATTTTAATGATAAAAAATTAGTCATGTTTGAAGTAAAAAGAAAATATCTGTTACCTGTTACCTTAACCACCACAACCCCAGTATTTATGCGGTAAAATTGCGGTAACACTTAATTGAATTTATCTGTTACCTTGTTTGTAACCACTTCAACTGTAAAGATTTCCGGATTGTCGGCAATTACCATGTGTAATGCATTGGCAAGTTCATCAATTTTCTTTTCATCATGGTCTGTATAACCCAAGTGGTCAAAGATGCCATGCAGAAGTTCATGAAGAAAGTCAGCTTCCATCTTTGCCTTTGCAGAAGGGCAGATTCTGATGACCAAATCCGGATAGATGATTTCACCTGAATAATTGGCAGAACCCAAGGTCAACTTGTCTGTGATTTCCACATCATAAACCTTTGCACCAATTTTCACTTTGTTAGGTATCTTCATTGTGGTCACCCTTCCATCAGTTTACTTGCAATCATGTCTGCGGTGTGTGTCCACAACACAGTTGGAAACTGTCTGATTGCTTTGTCATAGGAATCCCAATCATCCCTTTCATAAGCACCCATGTGAAAACGGATGCAAAGAAGTTCTTCTTCTGTCAGATTCACGAACTGGGACAAAAGCATGATGGACTTGGTTGCATGACCTTTCAGAATGGTGTCATTGTTCCAAGTGTAACAAACACCTTCACCATCCATTTCTTTCTTGTAGGAATCAATCTTGCAAAGGTCATGGAACATTCCTATGATGTAAGGGGATGACTTTCTGCACCAACAACATTCACCCTTTTCAGTGAAGGTCAGAAGAACTTCCATCACATTCAGGGAATGTTCAAACAGACCGCCTTCATAATTCAGATGATGGTTAGCAGATGCAGGTGCAGTGAAGAATCCCTTTTCAAGCAACCAGTCAAGAAAGTCCACAGACACCAAGGGAACATTCAGGTCATCTTTCATTACATGAAGGAAAAGGTCAACCCTTTCTTCCACCGTCATTTCTTTTATGGTCTTTTCATTTACCATTCAAATCACATCCTTTCAAACTCATATTGCCCCAGTCAAGTTTGTGGTTACAAGAAGGACAGTTTTTCAATCTTTGAAGGATTCCGGGTGATTGTTTATACAAGGTTTTGCACCCACAAACACTGCAAACTGGAATTATAGAACTTTCACCCGGAAACATCCCACTGTTATCTTCAATCAGCTTCATCAAGAATCACCTGCCAATGACATATTGTATTTGTCACACATGGCAGCAACCTGAATGGATTCCACTGCAATCTGCTTTGCAAGTTCTCTGACTGCTTGAATCTGCGGAAACACAGGTTCATTCTTCTTGATACCTGACCAAGCATTGGCAAACACTTCAAGAAGAACATTCAAGTCATCCATGACTTCTTCAATTTCTTCCTTTATCACCCCATATCCTTCATGGGGTGATTGGAAAAGGGGAAATTGTTCATTTGCACTGTTCAGTTCTTTGAACACAAGTTCATTCATATTGTTTTCAATAGCATTCATTGATTTTGTTCCTTTCTCAATCGTTTTTGACATAGATTCTGAATACCTTTCCACCAACCTTTTTGGTTTTTGTGGTCATATTCAATTTCCTGCACAACTGCTTTGAAAATTCTGCCTTTGACATAGGATTGAAATTGTTTGCAAGACAATATTCCTTGTATCGTTTGAATACCTTGTCAGATTGTTCATTTTCAATCTGAAATCCTTCAAATTCCACTTCTTCAAAGAATCCAAGAATGGGGTTGTTGGTTTCTTCATATTCCTTCAACTGTTCCTGAACCTTTGCGGATTCAGTGAAACCATTGTTCAAGACCCTTTTCAGAGCAGCTAAACCAAGAACAATCATGTATTCCATGACTTCTTGTTCCTGCAATTTATAGGTGATGTGGTCATCATAGTCCGGGTCATCTTTGCTGAATGATGCATTGAATGGAACAATTATCAATCTACGCAAAACCGCACCGGTTTTGTCCTTGATTCTTGGAATGTTGTTTGCAGAAAACAGGAATTTTGCATAATTGTTGAAGTCAAAAGGTTTTTCACCTTTGTTCTGTACCTGAACCCTTTCACCGGTGACAAACTTCTTGAAGATGGATGCATTCACAATGAATTCATCAGAAATGTCATCACCAAGGTTTGCCAATTTACCAAACAAAGCGGTGTTCTGAAACTTTTGGTCAAGTTCCTTCAAGTCCAAAGCTGCAATGTTATCTTCATTCAGAAGATGTTGCACCATAGAAATGAAGGTTGATTTTCCGTTTGAACCTTCACCTGTCAGAATGAATGCTTTGCCACCACCAAGTTTGTTTGACCGATAGAAACAAGAACCAATACATTCTTCAAGGATGGTTCTGACCTGTTCATCATGACAGGCAATCTTGTCAAGGGTCTTGTCTGCCAATTCAGAATAGGCATTTGGGTTGTAGTCCCAAGGGATGCGGTTTGTAATAACCACACCGGGTGAAAAGGGTTGCAGTTCATCTTTCCTGATGTCATATATTCCATTGCGGAAGGCAATCAGATGTGCCGGTGCCATTTCGGTGTTTTCCAAAAGCAGAAGATTCAAATACTTCAACACTTCTGACCGCTTTGCATTTGAAAGGTTGCTGATGTGCTTTATCATCACCGCTTCAATTTCTTCCTGACCGGAAACATACACACCATCCTTGAACAAATGCAACTGACCATTGATTCTGACAATGTGATTATTGTTTTTTATGTAGGTTGCAAACTTATCAAAAAGGAAGTTGTTGCCCTTGAAGAAAACAGGTTTCTGAAAAGCATCATCACGCAAAACCACCGCCAATTCATCATCAGAAAGGGGGTCTTTCAAGATGTATTTGTTGATGATTTGGATGGTCTTTCTTGCTTCTTCCACAGTGAAATCATTGCTTTGAAGGGTCAGAATATAGTTGAACAATGCCTGATTCCTTCCGGAACCTGCATCCATATCAAGAAATTCTGTGGTGCATTTCACAGGGAACAACCACTTTGGAACTTCTTCATATTCTTCACCATCCAAAATGTCATACATGACTTGTCTTTCCTTGCCATCAATCTTCAAAACTTCATAGGAATTTTTGAACCCTGATTTGATGTCAATTTGGTCAAGTCCACAGGCAAGTTTGGTCTTGGTGAAACACTTTGCAATTTTACTGTTTTTGAAAAGGAAGTGCATTCCTGACCGACTTTTCAGAACCTTGCATCTGATGCCTTCATCATCAATGATGTTCAGCAGCAATTCAGACTGTTCCATGTCATCAATGTCAATCAGAATGGCATCTGATGCAAGAATACCGGCATATTCAGGAAGTGACTGCACCTGTTCAAAGGTTTTGAAATCGGTTCTGTCCTTGAATTTTTCAATGCACTTTTTGTCTTTGGTCATCACATAACCCTTGAAAAATGACACCTTCAATCACTTCCTTTCATTTGTGTGTGTGTGTGTGTGTGTGTGTGCAGAAGTTCAATATTGCGGTTGTACCTTTCAACCTTGGTTTTCAGACTTCTTGAAGAATTATACAAGGAACACTTTGCCCTTTTAGCTTCCTTCAAGTCATCCTTGAATTGAAGCAATTCCACAGTGGTCAACTTCACACCATTTGGATGTTTGCCTTCTGCAATGACGGTTTGCAGGTCAGACACCTTCTGCCTTGCATCACCGTATGCCTTGACATCAGATTTCATCTGTGCAAGTGCTTTTTCCTTTTCCTGATGCAAATACACATCAAGGTCAGCAATGGTTTCATCAGAACACCATTGGTCAATCAATTTGAACAATTTCTTTGCCTTTTCAACTGTGCAAGGGAAGAATTTGTCAGGGTAGATTTCCATGAACCCTTTTGAACCATTCCATTCAATTCTTAAAATATCCATATTACATCACCCCAAAATCCTTCAATCTTCCAATGGCTTTGTCTATGTACCACTGTTTGTCAAGTTTGTCCGGAACTTTCACACCGTTCACCGAATCATTGAAGATGAAACAGTGGTCAGGACTGTTTTGCAGCTTTGCCGGTCTGCCTGTTCTGATGCTGACCTTTTTGACACCTGCATCCCTTGGGTTCTTGGATGCAAAAACCCGGATGCACTTTTCTTTGATGGGTGTATCACCATAAAGAATGTGACTGTATTTGTTTGAAATCTTGGACACCAACTGGAATTCTTTCAAGTCATCACAACTGTTGATTGTATGTTCTACCGGAACACCGCTGACCATATAGTCAACCAATGCCTTGTTCAGAATCGGCAGGTCATAGTCAAGTTCAGAAAGTTTCTTGATGTATGCACCTTTGACCTTCATTGCACCGGTTTCCCGGTCTATCAACATATAGTTGTTGACATCCTTCTGAAAGATTTCACCAAAGAATGTTTCAAAATCCATCCGCATTCCTGTTCTGCTTTCCCATTCAGCAACAATGGCATCAACCACATCAAAGTCATGGTCATAGTCCTTCAACTTGATGACAATACCATCAGTATTGTTTTGAACCAAACATTCAATGTGTGGTTCAAGGTGTTCAATCAAATCCAACAACATCAACTGACCATTGATGCAAATACTGTTGTTGCTCATGGGGTCATATAGTGCAGATGACTTTTGTTTCATCTGACCGGAAATGGCATTGTCCATGATTTTGAATGGCAATCTTGCCTTCTTGTCACCCTTCCTTTTGAATTCAATGTTGCTTCGGTGAATGAATTCAAAGTTTTCAGGGTTATCCATGACCCTATACCCAAATTTGAACTTTTCCTGCATACTTGGATAGTAGGCAGTCACATCAATGACCAAGAAGTCACCAACTGCATGATATTTCAATCTTGCACCATGACCACCACCCCAAGAAAAGGTGTGTTCAACCCCGGCAACAATGACCCCATCCTGTGACTTTTCATAGTCATGGTTTTCAGGATTCTTGTACCAGTCAGCAATGAATTTGTACTTTTTCAGGTCAAGACAGTCCAAAATTGGGAACTGAAATTCATCATCAAAGTTCTGACCTTTGCGGTTACCACCAAGGATTTCCGCAGCAAGTTGTGCTTTGGTCTTATTCAGTGCATCAATGGGAAGTTTGAAGTGCTTGATGAAGAACATCATGGTGTTGAATTCATCAATTCTTCTGATGAACACTTCAATGGTCTGTTGCACATCATGTCTGCAATAGAAGATGGTGTCATCAATTTCTTTTTGGGTCAATTTGCGGTCAATGTCAAAGGGAACAGAAGATTCCTTGATGTTGTTTCCCATGAAACCTTCAAAGGATTTCAGACCCCTGTCAGTTCCCAACATCACATCATAGTTTATCAGTGGAATGCTTTTGAACAGGCTGCTGAACTTCCATCCGGGGTTACCCTTCACAATGATGTAATCATTGATTTTCTTGGGGTCAAAACCACAAAGAATGCCTTTCAAGATGTATTGGTCATAGTGTCTTGAATTGAATCCAACCCAAATGTCATTGACATTTTCTTCATAGACCTGTTGAAGTCTGTCCGGGTCATTCACAATGACATATTCACATTTTTTGGTCATGTCTATGATTACAACCAACCAATCTTCTTTGAAAACTTCAAAGTCATAGAAAAGCATAAAATTCACCATCCTTTCTGCAAAATTTCAAGGGGGATGGGGTCTGTCCATCCCCCTTGATTGCGTGATTATTCAAGTTCAAAAACTTCTGTGATTTCGTATGTGCTGAATCCCTTCTTGCCTTCCTTATAGGAAAGGGCAAATTCAAGGTTGCCTTCAATAGCTTCCATCACATCCATCAGAAGGTTGCCATACTGCTTGTATGTAACAAACTCAATGTCAACCCCGGTGTCCATAGAACGCAGAAGTTCATTGACAATGTGGATTTGGAATCCTTGTGTTACAACCTGATTCATGAAAATTCTGCTGCCCTTGTAGTCACCATTCAGAACCTTGAACCAAATGCTGACCATAGGGTCACCGGCTTTGGATGCGGTCAATTCCATCTTGTCAACCGCAACTTCATAATCACCATGCGGAACTTCCTTGAAGGACTGACCATTTTCCTGTGCATCCTTCACATCATTTGCAAGACCTTCTGTGTCAATCGCCTTGTCGAACTTATCCCAAATATTCATTTCTGCCATTTTAATTCACCTTTTAACCTTTCAAAATTTTATTAGTTGTTTTCATCAGAAGTGATTCTTCTTGATTTGCGTGTTCTTGTTTTCGGTTCTTCAACCGGGGTTTCATTTGCAACTTCTGCACCGTCATTGTCGGCAGCGGTGTCATCAGTATCATCAGTGTCATCAGCACCAAGGGAACCGGTTTCCTGTTCCAAGGTTGCCTTCAAATCAGCTTCAATTGCTTCATCAATGGGGTCAACCTTCTTCTTTCTGCCTTTTCTGACCGCCTGTGTGCCTTCTGTGGGGGTTTCTTCGGTGACAGGGGTGTTTGTACCACCCACATCAGAAACACCGCCCTGTGCCTTTCTGATGGCATTTCTGTTGGCTTCATCATAGACCTTGAACAGTGCATCCACATCAAGGGGAATGTCCTTTGCATCAGTTTTCAGTCTGCCACCACCAAAGATGACTTCATTGGACTTGAAGTTGAAGGTTCTGACATCACCATCAGCAACAATTCTTGCAACAATGTCCACCATACCGGCAACCTTCAATGCAACCTTGTCCTGCATATTGGGTTTGATTGCAGTGATTTTGTCACCGCCCTTCTTGGTGATGTCCTTGGAAGTATCTTCATGGGAAATCAGAATGATGTTTTCATAGTCAAGTGCCATCAGTCTTTTCAAGGTGTTCAGGAATTCACCCCTGACCATATCCCATGCCTTGAAGGAATCATCAGATTCATGCTTGATGCCCATTTGGTCATACATGAACAATCTGCAATATTCATACAAATCTTCAACAAGGTCAACAATGATGGTCTTGAAGGCATTTTCCTTCTTTTCAAGTTCTGCAATGACATCCTTGAAAATCTGCCATGCAAGGGTCTTTTTGGTCATGCGACCTTCAACCACAATTTCATCCTTGATTCTGATGTACGGTGCATCAACAAACTTGATGTTGCCATCTGTGTTCAGCATCAAGGGGTCAGGAAAAGCATTGGCAAAAGTGGTCTTTCCGCAGAAGGGGACACCATAAATCCACATGACCCTTTTTTCAACCTTTTCAATGTTTCTTCTTTCTGTACTTGGTAACTTCATAAAATAGTTCCATCCTTTCATGCAATATTCTTCAAATTCGCAGTATCTGCAAAACCAACCTTGGTTCTGCTCAAAGTCTGACTTTTCATTGATTTTCTTGACCATCAACAGGAAGTCAATCACCTTGTTGAAGTCAAATTCAATCTGCACCGGCTTGACATCAGCTTCTGCAAGTTCTGCTTTCAACCTTTGTCTGAACTGTTGCAAATCTTCTGTCTTTTTCTGCTTGATGTTCACCTTTGGAACAAAGAGAAAATACAGATTGCGGATTTTCTTTCCCGGATTGCACTTTTCAAAGAAATACTTGTATAAGTGCAACTGTCTTGAATCTTTGTAGTGATTCGCATTGTTGGAATACTTGAAATCATAGATGTCATAAACATTGGGAAGTTCAACACCCCTTTCAAACACCGTTGCAGGTGTCAACAGGTCAATGAACCCATGAAAATCTTCATCCTTGATTTCCACTTCATATTCCCCGGAAGGCAAGACCGCCTTTGCCTTTGGAATCAGATGTTCCAGTTTGATTGCTTCATTCACATGGGTGTCATCAATGATGGGATATGACATGAAATATTGTTCAATGGCAGTTTCCACATCCTTTTCAATACCTGTGTGAAGTGCAGTCCCAAGGACAAGTGCATTGTCAGAATTTATTGGTGCATCCGTTTCAATTCCGTCAATATATCGCATCTTGTATTTGAATGGGCATTTTTCAAACTGTTCAACTTTGCTATGTGACCATTGCATTCTTTCACCCCTTTCACAATAGATTTGAATTGTTCAAACCCTTCCGGGTAAAGAACCATTGCAATACTGCCTGATTGGTTTATCTGAACTACATTGTGTTTCTGCAATTCAGAAGGTTTTCCATCTGATGCCTTCAATTCAGCATCAATATTGATGCCATTCACCACAATGTGCATATCAGGCAGACCCTTTTTGGAATATCCACCGCCCCACCGCTTTTCCCAATATCCGCAGGGGGTGACTGTGATTTTCTGTTGCTCTGTTCCAAGTGGATATATCCCTTCACTTTCCAACCACCTTTTGACTTGGTTTTCAAAGTTTTTTTCTGCTGCCATCTGTCATCACTTCTTCCTGTTACCGAAAAGGCAAATTACAAGAATAGTGATGCAGATTATCAAGGTAATCTGAACCCCGACTGCCATCAGTTTTCACCTTCTTTCACTTCAACCTTGATGTAGGCTGATTTCTTTGATGTCTTGGAACATTCTTCTGCAATCTTGGGGTACAACTTTTTCAGTTTTGCACTGTCAACAGAAGTGGAAGTTGTTTCAGCAACATAGGTGATGTTCAAGATGTCAGATTCAAACTTCTTGACACCGTATTCTTCCATTGCCTTCTTCAACTGGTCTTTCAGTTCCTTTTCCTGTGCTTCACACTGTTTCTTCGCATTGACAACAGATGCAATCTGTTTCAGGACTGCAATGTGCTGACTTTTGAAGGTTGCAAGTGCGGTTTCTTCATCAAAGGTTGCAGTTCCGCATTCTTCCGGGACTTCGGTGCATCTTTCACTGCATCCATCCTTTTCAGGACAACAAGCACAACAACCTTCAAATTTTTCAAGGGGACAACTGTTTTCACACTTAATCATTTGATTCATTCCTTTCTGTGTAGATTTCTTTGTATTGAACACCAAAATTCAATGCATCTTGATGTGATTCAAAGTAGATGTCAATTCTGTTTCCATTGATGACACCACCCCTGTCCTGCACTATGTATTCATGACCATCAATGATGACCTTTGTGCCATAGGGAAGAACATTGATGTCAGCAGCAATGGTGACACCTTCCTTTGCAATACTCATGTTTGCGGTGTAAACAATAGGTTTACCATTTTCATCAAGGGGTCTGTTTTCACCCCATTTGCCACAACATTTGGAACAACCACAATATGCGGTCAAGCGGTATTCACCAAGACTGATGATTTCCGGTTCCTTCACTTCCGGGGTTGTCTGCTCTGTGGAAGGGGTGAAGGAAGATGTCTGTGTGTGGGTATCTGTTTCAGCAGCTTTGTCAGTTCCACTTGTTGGTGTTGCCATCCCAAGCAAAGTGCAAGTGATGACCACCAAAATCACTGCAAAGATGACTGCAATCAGTGCGGTTCTAAATCGTTGATTCATATTTCTTGAATAGTTCATCATCATAATCCTTTCGCATTTTCAAAGTTTCCAAAATATCTTCTTCCACACTGTTCTTCACCATCAGAAGATAATAAAAGCAGTTGTTTTTCTGACCGATTCTGTGAATGCGTTTCATTGACTGTTCAAAATCTTCTGAACCCTGTGGAAGTGTGAAATAAATGATTTTGTTTGCCTTCTGTAAATTCAGACCCTTTGCACCTGCTTGATACTGGACAAAGGTCACCGAATCACTTTGGTTTTCGTATGCATCCAAGTCCTTGACTGAACCATTCACAATAGAAATTGGTTTTTCAAGTGATTCAACAACCGCCTTCATCCTGAACAGTTCTTCATTAAAATTGTAAAACACAATCAGTCTGTCATCAGTAGATTCAACAAGACTTTGGAAGGCAGCAAGTTTTGCGGTGCTATACTGACCACACAATTGTCTTGCATACAACCTTTTGTTCAGACTGGTGTCACCAATCAATTCAGTCCCATCAGGAAGGGTCACAATACTGTTCCGCATGAAGTATCTGAATTCTTTGGTGTTGGTCACCATTACAGGAACAGTGACCTTTTCCGGAAGGTCAAAAACTTCTTCTGTTTTCATGAAGATGCAACCATGTTGTTTCAGCTTCATTTTCAAGCGGTCAACATTCTTGTAACCAACAATGTGTGGAATCTTGAACCCACTTCCATCTTCAATCCATTCCTGAACCACATACTGCTTGAAGAACAAATCTTTGCTGATTCCCCATCCAAGCAACCGCAACTGTGACCAAAGTTTTTCATACTTGCCACCTGTGGGTGTGCCGGAAAGAAGAATCACATTGTTAGGATTCATTTTGTGGATGAATTTTGTCCTTTTGGCAGTTGGATTGGTTATCATTGAAGATTCATCAAGCATCATTGTGAAGAAGTCTAACTTCAAGAAATCTGCCCTTCTGAATATCAATTCATAGTTGATGACACCAATGATTTTTTCATATCGTGATGCATCTTCATAACATTCAAAGAACTGCTTGAATTCCTTTTTGTTGGTCAAGTCAAGAACCCAATAATCAGGGTAATATTCTTTGAAATGTTGCACCCAGTCATCAATTTTTGAATGTTGGCAGACCACAACATTGAAGTCAGTTTCTAATTCCATGACTTTTTCAGAACCAACAAAGGTCTTTCCAAGTCCCATGTCAAGGAAGTAACCAACCCGGTTGAACTGCTTTGTTTCTTCAAGTGCTTTGGTTTGGTGTGGGTATAAAGTCACCGTTTTCATATTCTGTTGTTCCACACATCAATTGCATCATCTTCTGTTTTATAGGGGATGGTTGCAATATGACATTTGGTGCAGTGGATTCCAACACCGGTGACATTGGTCACATCAGGCATTTCCGCACAATTGTGAAGTTCAGCTTCACCACCGCAGAAGGGACAAGGTTTGATGTCTTTCTTTGTAGGTGTCAGGTCAATATGTTTCTGACCAAGTTCAAGTGCAGCAAGTGCAACTTCTCTTTGCTTTGTATCATCCCAATCAGCAACCATTTCCTTGAATGCATCAAGGTCATAGATTTCATAATCAAAAGAAATCTTGATTTCACAGTTCTTGGTTCTGAACAAGGTCAGTGAATATGCGTATTCACCAATAGGTGTGACACAGAAGATGTGTTCTGTGGAAAAGATATTTGCATCACCGCAAACTTTGGCATTGCCCCAAACTTCGGCATCACCGCAAACTTTGGCATTGCCCCAAACTTCGGCATTGCCCCAAACTTTGGCATCACCGCAAACTTTGGCATTGCCCCAAACTTTGGCATTGCCCCAAACTTCGGCATCACCGCAAACTTTGGCATTGCCC